AAGCGGTCGGCCAGATAATCGTCGGCGTCGCTGCCGAACACCATCAGGTCAGCGGCTGTGGTGGCCAGATCGAGGGTCGAAGAGGGTGGCCCAGGCGTCGCCGGAGCAGGGGTGACGTTCGCTGGCGGCGACGGCCCGCCTTCGTTCCCGCCGCCGCAGCCAGCCGACGTCACAATGAGGACGACGAGAACACCATGAGCTAGCGCAGCGGCTATGCGTGTCCAGTGACGGCACATCGCCCATAGAATAACACACAAATCGTGAGGTGTTTCAAGACATTGGGGAAATCGTGGGTCACGACTTCTCAGATGTCAGTCCTAATGGCTGCGGTCGATGTATCGCAGCCTCCCCTTTGGGCCGCTCACCCTTCGACAGGCTCAGGATGAGCGGCCAGGGGCCATCTGACCCTCCAGCTCTCACCCGGACTGAAACACTGCGCGACGTTGTCAAGGCGCGCCCCCTTCACTCCTCCCACACCGCCGCCATGACGATGGCGCCGCTGCGAATGACGGGCGCGCGGCTCAAGGACGGCTCGCGCGGCACGTCCTTGCCCAACGATGGCGCCTCCTGGCCTAGCGGCGGCTGAGGGCGAGGGGGAGTCGGCGGCTGGAGAGGGCTGGGCTTGTTGGCCATGCGTTCCTCCTTAGGTGTAGACGCCCACTACAAGGGCGTCGCGGGGGTCGGACTCGGAGAAGAAGATGAGGGCGCAGCGACGGCCGACCACCATTTCGGTGGCGGCGATGTTGCGGGCCACCGGCACGTCCGCCAGCCACACCGACAGGCTTCCCGCGACCTGAACGGTGGCCGTGTAGGAGCCAGCGTTGAAGCCCTTGACCGTCCCCTTGCGCACGTTCATCCCTAGACTGCTCCCAATGACAGCCGCTGCTCGTAGACGGGCGCTTTGCCGCCAGCCGAGTAGCGCATACTCAGACCGATCACTCGCCGCTGAGCGTTCGTCAGGCCAGCCGACTCGTCGGTGATGGCGATCACGTCGTATAGCTCCTGGCCGCAGTTCACCGGCACCACGATCTCGCCGCTCCTGGAGGCGATCTCCTGGTGGCGCATCTCGGCGTCGGCCCGGTCTCGGGCGCGAGCGACTGTGCCCAGGTTCAGGTCATCCACCTGGCGGACGCGGTCGTAGGCATCATCGATCTCATCCCAGCCGAAGGCTTCCACGAAGGGGCCGTCGCCAAACACCTGCACGCGGTTGGTCTGGGGGCGCTGGCTGCCGTAGCGGCCGCGGAAGATGGCGTGCTCCGTGCCGTAGGAGTAGGCGCTGGCCTCGTCGGCTCGGGGGTTCTTGATGTAGGCGAAGTGGCCGCGGAAGAAGACAACGTCGGGCACCACGGCCAGCAGGCGACGCACCGCAGTCGCCCCACTCTCGCCCGGGTGAATCGTGAAGCTGGGGTAAAGGTCAGTGATGACACCACTGCTGCCGGCGCTGAAGAACTCCAGGCTCGCTCGCGCCATGACGAAGGAGAGTAGCTGGAAGACGTTCCTTTCACCCTGGGCCCAGGCGCACTGACGACGCGACCGCCAGCCCTCCAGCAGCTGCCAGGCGTCGCGGGCGTGGATGACGAGGGTGGCCTCGCCTTCGCCGGAGGTGTATTCCCACCCCTCGATCCAGTAGGCGAGGCCCGAGGAGACCAGGGGGCCGCTGGCAGTCTGGTAGCCGGGGCTCACTCGCACCTCGCCGCCGGCCTTGATGACCGCCTTCTCCCCTGACAGGTCCAGGTAGCGACCATCATCATTGCGCAAGACCAGGCGAAGGCGGCCACTGTCGGGATCGGTTTCGGTGGTTAGCTCTAGGACGTCGGCTGTGACATCCAGTGCGGCCGCAGTGAGAGAGGCCTGCCAGACGCCCGAGGGGGTGGTCAGCCACACGTCGCTCGTGCTATGGGCGATGGCCAGGCCATAGTCGCTGACCAGATTCATGGGCACTGGCTCTCGCCAGAGGTTATCCGCGTAGTCGGCCGTGGCCAGCGAAAAGGAGAAGTGGGGGCGGGAATAGCTTTCGCTGCCCGTGTACTTCTCGACGAAGGTGAGGCGAAAGACGTCGGGGTAGGCCAGGGAGGGGGCGCGGAACTCCATGTTGGAGCCCGCGCTGGCCGTCGCCACCTCCCGCAGGGGTGACCAGGTGCCCACCGCCTGCGAGTAGCCGTCGCCGTAGATGCAGCTCCAGACCTTGCAGGCGCCCTGGCCGTCGCTGCCCGAAACCACCACGTTGAAGTCGGCCTCATACCGGCAGGCCAGCCCGCTCACCGAGGCCAGGCTGTTGCTCCAGGCGGCGGGTCAAGATTTTCCCCACCATCTGGGGGTGGGATGACCCCGGGGATGGCACCTTCGATGGTAAGACTACCGTCGTCTTCGACCCACACGCGGTCAATCAGCTTGTGCATCCCAGGGTACGTTGGTCCGAGCGGGTGACCGAGAAGCGTGTACCCTGCCTTCCCTGCGGTGATGACGCGGGCGAGGCTGCGTAGGTTGTGTACGTAGTGTAAGAACCTCTCGGCGTCGGGGAAACGTTCCAGATGACTTATCTGGGTCTCGATGTCGGCACGTTCACGGGCGATCCTGGCGACCTCGGCGTCAAGTACCTGAGAGAATCCGCCCATCCGAACGTAGGTCTTTAGTGCCCGTTCGTGCTGTGAGTCGAGATTGCACAGGAGAGCGCGCAGGCGCTCCTCCACGTCGACCTGCTGGGTGTCGGCGCTGTATGCCCTTTGCTCATAGGTTACGGCTTCCCTCAGGAGGTTCTCAGGGTCGCCAACCGCTCGCTGCAAGAACTCCAGCACCCGGCCTTCCAACTCGTCGGCTGGCCAGTGGGTCTTGTAGACGCCCTCGTGAGACGGTGCCAACTCGCGGTAACGAACCCGACTGCCGCACCGATACTTGGCCTTGCCGCCGCTTTCGGACCCCTTCGTACTAACGTAGTAGAGACTCCCACATCGACGACAGAAGCACTTTCCCTTAAGCGCGTAGACGCCCTTAGGTTTGGGACCACTGTGTATCCTACGTCGTTTCAGTGCGCTCTTGGCAGCCATCTGGGTGTCTTCGTCCACGAGTTCGGGGCAGGCCATCGGGCGACCGGCGTAGGTGGCTTTGCCGGCGTAACGCGGACTCGTCAGGATGCGGTAGACCATGGTGTGGTGCCACCGCTGAGCACGTCGTTCGACGTTCCGGTGGTTTGGCACAGGCACGCCGCGTTCTTGAAGCTGGTCGGCGATCTCCTGGATGCCCTCACCTGCGAGGCAGTGGGCGTAGACCCAGCGGACAATGCCTGCCTCCCAGGGGTGGGGCTCCAGAGCGAGTCCTGAGCTGCGTTGGTAACCGTAGGGCGGAACGTTCGAAATGTAGGCACCCTTTTCCACCGCGCGGTAACGTCCCTCGCCCATGCGCCGGGCGATTACTTTGCGCTCGAGTGTGGCGACGCCCATCATCATCGTGAACATGAACTCGCCTTCCGGCGTGTCATCGAATGATTGACTTACGAATTCCACCACCACCTTGAGTTGTTTGAACTCACCCATCGCCAACAGCGCCTCTACCGTATCGCGTCCCAACCGGTCGGCGCAGTAGACGATGACGTGGTCGAAGACCTTGTTTGCGGCTGCCTCGAGGAGACGTCGCCCGGCCGGTCGGTCTTTGAGTGCTATCGTGCCGCTGACGCCCTCATCGGTAAACTCGTCGACCACCGGGTACCCCTTTGCCTCGGCGAAGTCTCGAGCGTCGATAAGTTGTGTCTCGATGGTGTTTCTTTCAGCCTGGGCGTCGGTGCTGACCCTTGCGTAGATGACGGCGTTGTTCATGCTAGTTCACCCCCGGCGGTGCGGTAAGGATGAGATCCGCGACGTTAGCGCAGAATCGGTCCGCCCTGATCTGGGCCTCGGGCTCCAGCGGTACGAAGGACTCCCGGCCCGACAGTCGCCACACGTGATGGCGACAGGCTGGGTTGGTGCACCTGAGTAACGACGCGGTGCCTTCGGGGGTAGTCCGAGTTGTGTTGTAGCGCCGACGCAGGTGGCCCTTTCCGTTGCATGCTGGACATGGTGTACTCATCGCGGTACCTTCTCCCCAGCCACGAGGCTAACCCAGACCTCGGGCAACCGGAAGGCCTGCCGGAGAACGTCAAACTCGTCTGGCGTCAGTTCCAACGTGATGCCGGTGTGCCCGTCGCTAACAGAGACGAATCGTTCAGGCGAGCAGTTACAGTTCGGAAGACCACAACCGCAGTTACTGAGCCGAAGGAACGGCTCTTGTATCTGCGACCCGCCGCCCGTCTGGGCGTTCTCAGCGTCGGTGCGAATCTGAAATGTCTCAGCCCTCATCGTCTTCCTCCTCTTCGTCACGACTCTCGTTATCCAGGAACTTGACCTCGATGCTGACCGGGTGTCCACCGCTGTCATATCCGACGGTGACCGGGTAGGACCCGTCGCCGAAGCCGGTTCCACTGACCGCACCCTTGGCGAAGGCGAAGAACTTCAACTCGTTGTTCCACTCGCCGTCAGGACCCTTGTAGCGCTCGAGTAGTGCGTTGTAATCCAGGGGGAATGAGGTGACGCACCCGACGAACATCTGTCCCGAGTCCACACCGTTGTGGCAGAGGCATCGCTTCTCATGGACCGGACCAGCGCCACACCGCGTTGCGCGGAGGACCTTGACCCTTGACCCCCAGGAACCCTCGTCGCTGACGACCGCTTCGGCGATCCATCCGCCGTGACAGTCGTCGAGGATGAGACCCAGTCTGTCCAGGCCCTCCAGGGTGTCATTGGTGTCGATGTAGCACGGGTCCGCGACCACGATCTTGTCCTGGACAGTGAACCCGATGGCCTCGCCCGTCGCTTGTTCATCTACCTGCACGTCGTCCTCTTCGATGTCGCCCTCGTCGTAGGCGTACTCCATGGTGACCGCGAGCAAGTGGTTGTAGTCGCCGTCGGTGGCGCGAGCAAGATACTCGTCAGCAGCCTCTGACTGATCACTGCGTTTCAGCGCCTTGGACACCCGTCCCAGGATGCTGTAGGCGTTACTGTCCTCGCCGACTAGCTTGACCCTAACCTTGGTGTGTGCCATTTAGTCTAGACCTCCTCTGCTTGAATGGGTTGCCATCGCCATTCCCCTGATGGGCCTCGTAGAGCAACCTGGATACGTTTTGTGTCTGTCTCCAACCACGCAGTCGCAGAATGATATGAGAGCACTCCGACGAAAGCGCCGCTGGAGTTGACTACCTCGATTTGACCGAACTTGTTACGAATCGCGTCGCCATACCCGGCCGGTGTGATGACCTTGTAAAGCGGAACTACGCGGCAACGTCGGTTCCTGACGTAGAGTGCCGAGGACTTCTGGAAGGTTCGTATCCAGTCGGCGTTTGCGCGGTCCTCTTGCACCGTCATCATTTACCTCTGACAGTAGTGACAGGCCTGCGCGGACCCTCGTCGGGGGCATGGGCGTTTTGGGTCCCGCGGCTTCCGCATGTCGCCTGTCGTGCAATCAACGGGCTTGTTTACCCAGCCAGATTTGTCTGTCATCAGATTCGCCTCTCCAAGGCCTGTCGAATCATGACCGTGAGTAGCGAAACAGAGAATCCGCCCGAGGCCTGGCTGCCCGAGCGGGTCCCCTGTTGCCTGATGGAGGTGTGTGTCATCGCTTTCGAACCTCTCTTGTAAAACCCTTCCTATCTAGGAGAACGCCCGAAAAGGGTGTTTGTTACAGGAATTTGAAACTAATTTCAGAATTAAATGTGCTAGATTTGGGAAGCGGGTAAAGTAGATATGTGGGCAAGCATATCTGTGGCGTAACTCCTGGATGGTGTGGCAAATGCCGACCGGACGTGGCCGCTGCCCAACGCGGCAAGTCCAAGTCAGTCGAGACACGCGCTAAGATGAGTATCGCTCAAAGGGGACCTGGATCACGCGAGCACCATGCAAAAATCGGTGCAGCTCTACGCGGTCGACGCCAAGGCAAAAGGCATCTTGCAAATCGCCTAGACGCTCTTGCTCGCTGGCATCGAATACATCCGACCAAGTGGGAACAGGCTTTTCGACGCTTGCTGCGCGAAGCCGGGTTTCGCTGCCGCTACGAACGAGTCTTCGGCGGACGCTACTCTGTAGATGCTTACGTGCCCTCGCGCAAGATTGCTTTCGAAGCTGACTGCCACTGGGGCCACGAGGAGAAGCGCGAGAGTGGCCAGGAAGAGGCTCGTGACGCCTACCTCATGGCCGAACACGGTCTGCTGGCAGTCATTCACTTGACCAAAGAAGACCTCAGACCCTTCTTGACTTCCTAGGAAAATTCTTCTCTTGTTACCTCCCAAAAGAGACGTCACCAATACCTTGTTTTAGTGATATAATAGACAGGATAGGAGAGGCTCGGATAAGATGGCCAGAGGACTCAAACGGCACGGTTTTAGGTGCCCCTGCGGTGGACTCGTAGGCGTTCGTCGGACATGCGCTGTAGACGACGGCTGCCTCGTGCGCTATCGCGGATGCGAGGTCTGTGGGCGGTCATTCAAGAGCATAGAAACGCTCGTGACCGTCAAGTCACGTCGCTCGGTTAAGCGACTGGCCCGTGCCATTCGAGGTCTCTTGGTAGACTAGAGTTCAAGGAGGATTGCCAGATGGCAACATCACTGAAGGAACTTCAGAAGTCATTTGACCGGGTTCAGGCCCTGCAACCGGTCATCGACGAGATGGTCGCTGAGAATGGCGACGAAGTGCTATGCAAGGGCACCAATGTCCGAGTCCGCGACGTCGTGCGTGCGTACGAGGAACTGTGCACTGGACTCGCTGAGACAATCATCGAGAAGACGGCCAAGGGACCCGAACTCGAGACAGCGATCCTTAAGGCTGTTGAAACTATGACCAAGCAGGCAGCCGAGGCTCAGGCACAGGTCTCCGGGCTTCCCGACGGTTCGTTGTGCATCCAACCCGTCGAGGGTGTGGACCTGAGCACGGCAACGGTTCTGGTTCTCGATGCACCCTCCGCGTCCCTGCTCAAGAAGGTCGTCGCTGGAATGCTCGCCTGTCTAATGGGCGGGACCGATGACGTTCTCAAGGCGGCAGGTCTTCTGGCTCCCCCAATGAAGGTCGACTACTACGGCAAGGCCCACGGGTACAGGGGTGCTCCGCATCTTGGCCAGGTCATCGTGACCAAGGTGGACTCTACAGGTCTACGCAAGGCTGCTGGACCGGTGGTACCGGAGGCCGAACTGGGCGCACTGTTGACGTACCTGAGCCGGGCGGCTCTGAGTACCAAGCGCGGTGCTCAGGTTAACTTGACTGGGGCTGGCCTGGATAGGCGCTAAGAGGAGGGCGCGTACATCATGACAAGAGACGAACTGAAGGCTCTCTGGGACGAGACTCTGGCCAGTTGCAAGGCCAAGCATCCAACGCATTTCCAGATGCTGGACTCCAAGACCGAGTGGCTCATCCCCCTCGCCGACGGCGATCTGATTCTGGCTCGCTGCCGGATCTGCCAGTCGTTGATTATCGGCTGTCTGGGACCGAGCGACGGACTTCCCGACCCGGCTCGCATGATGAGTCGTTCCCACATTCCGAGTCCGTGCGGGTACTGCAAGCCTGTGATGCTGCCGGCCGGTGGAATGAAGTTGCAAAGTCTGCGGTATGCGCATGCAGCAGGGCAACATCTGGGAACCGGAGGCCGAGTCTGAGTCGCGACAGACGTCCCGTCGAGGGACCTCTTGAGGTCCAAGTCGATGGCAACCTAGAAGCGGCACTACGAACCTTCAAACGTATGACTGCGTCGGTGATGTTGGAACTGAAGCGTCACGCGTTCTACACGTCACCCAGCGATAGACGCCGGCGAAAGATTCGACAGGCCATCCGCAAGCAGCAAAAGAGGAACAGAGAACATGCGTACATTGACTAGAACAATACCGCTGGTCGGTGACCCCGGGGCAGCAAGTGGAATCGTTGTCTTCGGTACACCGCCAGCAAAATTACACGGCATCCAGGTTCGTTATCACGAGCAGCCACAGTCTACGTGTCTCACGGTCATGTCGATGCTGAACGGACTGGAGAAGACAATTCTCACGCTCACTGAGCACAACGACGCCATGCCTCTTCAGTCGGTTGGCGAGTCTGTGTTGGATGACCTAGGGGCACCCACCGAGGTGCTGGTTCCGCCGATAGTGACAGGCACAATCATCGTGACGGTAACCGCCGGTAACCCGGACCCAGTTGGCGTGCATGTGACTCTCGTAATCGAGAATTAACGAGTCCAGCAATGGTAGCGGTTGTGTTCACGCTTAAACATCGGGGCCAAGTTCTCGGGGCGGTCATCGGTGTGAATCCCGTTGATGTGGTGAATCACGAACCAGGAGTGCAGAAGGTGATGATGAGTGAACTCCCAGATCAGATGCGAACGCATGACATAACCGCTCTTGTTGGTGTAAGGATGCTGGGGACAGAATATCCTCTCCCCCTTGCCGCTATTTCGTTTCCAAGAAGGTTTTCCGCGCGTGGCGACGCTGATAATGACACTCACATCTGGTTGACAAATGCAACAACAGGGGTGTGCCTTACCACAGGACTTAACCGAGTAGTCTTGTTTAGTTCTGGTTCCCACATATCACTATACCCAGGAGGTTAGACAATGAACATCGAAATCAAAATCGAGACGGTGAAGTTCATCAAGCGGGTGTACCAGTGTGACGATGATGAGGCGTTGCAGATCGCCTACGAGTTTGCGACGGGCCAGCGCAAGGCATCGACCAACGCACAACTTCGCAAGGCAGTAGGTCTTCCTCAGAAGCCGTACACCGAGGTCATCAAGAACCCTCTGTACAGTCTGACACGCTCTCTAACTCGTGTGATGCCTGAGACCATTACCAGTCTTGACCAGCCGAAGAGGCCGGCGAACAAGCAGAACGGCCGGAGCAATAGGGACATCATCTTCGATGCTATCGCCCGCGGGGAGTCACTCATCCCAGAGGGTCCGCCACCCGGCCACACACGCCTAGAAACAGACGACGCCGATCAGTCGTAAGCCAACGTCGAAGGGTATAGTTCGAGCGAGAGGAGCGAACATGCCATCACAAAAACGTCAACTTGAAGACGCTCGCAAGCGGCTCGGGATAGACCAAGGCGATGAGCCACCCGGGACGGTTGCCAGCGCCATCATCATGGATTGTCGGAGGATAACCAGGCAGATCTTCCTTGACGAGGAAGGTCACGCCATCGGCAACCCCAGGATACTTCCAACCCCACCTCAAACGCCTGAGAGCGAAGACAGGTTCATGCTCGACATGGCACAACTACAGGTCAACCTCAAGTCATCTGATACGGTTGTCCATGCACTGGAAAGACTCGCTGATCATCCTTGTGGCTGGTCGGGCTGGGAGATTGACACGCCTGTCGTATGCCAAAGGCTCATCCAAAGGCTCAGCGGGCGCGGCACAGTCGGAATCACCCTCACGTCTGATAAGGCATAGACAGATGGTCAACTGTATCAAACACGTCTTCACATCACAACCAAACTCCTATCTGCATCACGCTGCAAACAGACCACATTCCAACGTTCTGCAATACGGATCACCTGGGCGGGCAGACAGCGGCAGACCACCCGAGAGGCGTGACAGATTCCAGAGGCGTGTAGATGTAACAGGCAGGGCGTTCAGGCGTGACAGGCAGACGCTGGCTGGCGACGTGCCCCGGGGTTTGATTCCTAGGGTGGTTCCCTATCTGGATGCCGCGCGAGGTGAGACTACTATCCAGGGGGTCTACAAGCATTTGCTGGGACCAGTTCCTGTGGTCGACATGACGATTCCTTATGTGTGGCAGGGTGGATATTACGAGGGCGGTTATACACGAGCTTTTCCCACCGCCAAGGCGACGGGTCTAGGCGTATCTGTTTTGCCCTTGACGCCGCTTTGAGCGAAGACTCCTGTGGTCAACGCCAGCAGACCGGTACTCGTCATGCCGAGGGATGCCAGCGGCGAACCGAGGGGCACAACGAGAAGATGACCACGAGCGCCGAGATTCAACAGGAAACGTTACTCGAGGATGGCGAAGAGCACGGCGTGGTTAGTGAGTCACTGGATACAGCGACGTGCTGCCAGTGGGTGGGCGGCGTGGATGCACCACCGCGAGAGGTTCAACTGGCCGGGCTGGGTGGGCAGTCAAATCCCACTCACCTGAGAGGGTCCACTGAGCAGGCTGGCTGGGCGGCCCAAAAGGCAGCACCGAGCGCGCCTCAACTGACGCACTGGCAGAGCGCTCAGAATCGACACCAGCGAGACGAGATCGTCCACGCCGTGAGATGCCACCGGCGCGGCGAGAGAGAACGAACAGCGATGACCAAGGAGTCTGTGGTAGACGAGATGACCGTCAACGAGGATAGAGAATCGAGTGATGGCGTGATAGACCGCGCGATCTTTTACGCGAGCGCGAGCATGAATCCTAGGGGCTCTACGTGGCGAGGCTCATTACTCCAGCGCGGACTAAAGACGACAGGGTGGATGGACGGGTTGACTGTAATCGACGTGACAGACACGACGAGTACTCAGCCGAGTAACGCCAGCGGGGAGTGAGTGGAATGACCGAGAAGTTGACCACAGAGTCAGAGGTGCCCGCCCTAGAGCCTACCGAGGACGAGACGCTGCCGACGCAGGCAGGCGAGATAGGCGACGGCGAGACGCCCGATGAGGTGATCGCCCGGCTGTTCGTGTCGGGAATGCCCAAGGCTGAGATCGCTCGACGGCTGGGTGTTAGCCGTAACCTCATCTACAGGAGACTCGCTGACCCGGCATTCAGGGTGCTGGTAAGTCAGGCGCGCGGGGAAGCCAGCATCGAGTTGCTTCAGAAGCTGCTCGTGCTGGACAAGGCCGCGGTAGAAGCGCTGACCAGGTGCCTGTCGGTGAAGGCGCCGCCGGGCATCCAGTTGCAGGCCGTGCGCCTGCTGTACGACATGCGCCAGAAGCTGGTCCGCGAGGTCGACATCGAAGCCGAGATCGAGGAGATCCGGGCCTTCATTCGCACCCTGCCCGGGGCATCGAAGCAGTTGAGAGTGCCGCGATGAGCACCCGAAAGCCAGGACAGCGCGACCCCAAGGCACCGGACATCCCGACGTCCCCGACGCCCATGGATGATGCCACTCGAGAAGGCATCCTGAGGTACCTGGGACGCCATGACGTAGGACCGATGACGAGCAAGGATAAGAGACAATGAGAGCACCGACACGGGTGGAACATTTGCGACGAAGTGGCACACGCGGACACGTTGATGACGAGCCTGTGACCTACGTTCAGCGTGCGCCGGCAACCCCAATGCAGAAGGCGACGACGAGCGAGGCAGCGGACCTGCTGAACGCCCTAAACGAGTTTCTGGCCGAGGCGAAGGCGGCTGCGGCGACCATCCAGGAAGAGCGAGTACAGCGAGTCGAGCGCGGCGAGCGAGGATTCCCCGGTCCACCCGGCAAGAGCATCGTCGGTCCACCCGGCCCACCCGGTGAGACCATCGTTGGTCCACGAGGCGAGAAGGGCGACAGCATCGTTGGTCCGAAGGGCGAGAAGGGCGACAGCGTTGCTGGTCCACCCGGCCCTTCTGGCCCACCTGGCAAGACCGTTGTTGGACCGAAGGGCGACAAGGGTGACCCAGGACGTGGCAACATCAGCGTGTTCGGTGGCGGGGGCTTTGCGGTAGACAAGACTCCTCAGCCAGGCGACGTCGTGATCCGTGGCGAACGGCACCAATGGACAGTCATCCCCAAGACCGAACTGATAGCGAGCGGGGAGGGCATCCTCTCAGATCCCCCATCCGGGTGCTGTCGGGTACTGAACATCTACAGAGACGAAGACGGAAAACTGGCTGTTGCCTATGAGGACGTTCCGGTCGAATGAGCCAGAAACAAAAGCCAGAGACCTGGAGTGTCTACCAGAGCATAGACACCGAGGTAGTTCTGCCGGATTGGGTGGACTTCGCGGTGCTGCACTCGACAGGCGTGGCGATTGTGGGCCGGCGCGAGAATGCGGAACCACCGCGAGTGATGACCATCCCAGGACTAGACGAGCAATTCACGCGGCTGGGGCCGGCGAAGAGACCGGACGGTTACAGACTCTCGGGACACGTGAACGGAGCGGACATCATGGTCATAGAAGTACCGTTCGGGATCCATCCAGCACTCACCTTGATCGCACAGCGAGACGAACCCGTAGCGGTGACAGAGGCAGGCGATGAGCGTGAAGGCAGGGAGTAAACGCTGCCCACCTCATTACTTCCTCGTGGACACGCCGGCAGGACCGACCAGCGATGGGCGATGTAAGAAGTGTGGTGAGGTGAGAACGTTCTGTAACACCAATCCCGAGAGACTTCAAGACATGGTGATGAGGGCCAGGATTGGATGCGCAGCGAAGGCACAGTGGGCGCGATTTCGAGCCGAGAGAGACGCACACAGAGATGCAGAGGCAGACGGTGAGAGCCGAGGCTAAAGGACCGGGTCTCTCGAAGTCTCCTCTCCGAGTGGCCAAGTCGTTTTGGGATTGCGACGACGGCGAATCAGGGGCCGGTGCGGAGTTATCCAGCCCCCCACCGGTCTTCGCTCGTGTCTCGTCTTAGAGGTTTGATCCGGCCTTTGAGGCGAGGCACCTGAGTGACGAAAGATGACACCACTGCACCTCTGCGGGGCTCCAGCCAAGGAAGGCAAGCCGTGCACGACGTTGACGCGACATCCGACATGTCCCGTGCATGACCCTCTCAAGATCGCCCGACGATGGGCAGCCGCTCGAGCGCGGAAGGCAGGTGCCCGTGAGTGGCCACCGATCATGGTAGGCAAGCGGTAAACGGTCCTGTGTCTGACAGGGAGAGGTCGAAGACTCCCGGCCAGGCGCACTGTTGGACCTCCTTATCTAGCAGCGAGAGTCGAGGGTAACCTCGGCTTTCGTTGTATCCAGATAGGGGATAGGTTGGTAGACGTTTCTGGGGCAAGATCTGAGCGTCTGTGGTCAATGAGAGGGCGTCTCTGAAAAGTTCGCCGCTAGATTACACGTGGAGAGATTAGAGGGGGTAGCCAGTGTGTTGTCGTAAGGCCTCGTGATAGTGATGATGCACTGAATCGGTGGGGAAAAGTGTGAAGTTCTCGATTCGATCATCATCCTTGATTCCGTTTCGGTGGTGGACAATTTCTTCTCTTGTCAAGAACCGTCCCAGGTGGAACTCCATGACAAGACGAGAGCGGCAAACATAGCCCGTAATCCTAGCATGAGGATGTTGTGGACATCGAATGTGGGCACGGCCATTACTGTAAAGGAGTCCGCCCCGCCAATGAGGATTCTTGTTGCCATGACGCTTCTTGCCTTGGGCGACGCTGATCTCAGGATGACAAGTTCCGCACCAGCCGTTAGTTACGCCACAGATATGCTTACCCACACTCCAACTATACCCAGGACCAGCGCCAGTAACGTTCTGGGGCGTGGCGGCGTCCTACTAGCGAAAGGACGGTGGACAAGCATGCAACGGCCAGAGGTTCTTATTCAGGACTTTACCAGCATCGATGAGGCGATGACGGAACTCGGTCGTCGACTAGAAGAAGAGGCTCAGTCTTGGAGCGGCCTAATCGTCGGACTCGCCATAAACGTGATGTTCTCTCACGTGCTGGAGGGCGGCGACGACGAGGATCGATACGAGGCCGCGTTACAGGAGCGGGGACATCCAGATACTAATCCTCGTCTCCATTTTACGATTAAGTTCTCTTAGCGAGGGGTCAGCGACGTCACCCCGGCCAGTGGGGCTACTCGTGGATAACCCGGGCTTGTCGTGTAGGTTTATGCGAGTCAACGAGTTTGCCGATTGCCTTCGCCACTGCGGGGTGAAGTTCCACCGCTCCCTCATCTACGGCTCCGTACATCTGAGCAGGGGTGTCATAGAACCGTGCGTGCTCAGCAAGGAGCTGCTCAACGCTGATGAGTTCCGTGACGACGGCGTCTCCGTTCCAGCCCATGAGATCTATGAAATATCGGCCTTGCCCGAGCGCCTGACGGATGAGCCCCTGCGACATTACCAGCCCGTCCTCGTCTCTCAGGTGTACGAACTTGCCAACAAGCAAGTCAGTCTTCTCGGTCATGGCTAATCCTCCTCAAATGGAACAGCAAAACGAAATAGTAGACCGTCTTGACATCTGACTCTGAGCGATCGGCAGTGCAGCTGTTCCATGGCTCAGTCATTGGGGCACGGGTCCTTGAACTTTGGTATGTACTTGGGCACCTTTGGCTTGCGCGGCTTGCCGGACAAACGGGTAACGAGCCCGCGCCGGGTCAGGTCTCGAGCGCATTCCAAGCAGAGTCGTAGACGTCTTCCGTCATCGCATCGGTAGGCGACAACGACGGCATCTGAGCGACAGACATCCTCGTTTGGCCATACTTTTTCGAGATCACAGAGCGGCGTTCTGCGTGGCATTTTTGACTTCCTTACTTCCTGTTAGATCATAGATCTACGGATCTACTGTAAGTCATTTAGTAGGAGGGCTTCTCAGGCTTCGTTGCTCGCCACACCCCGACACCTTCACCGACGACGAGACCATGTCGCTCGAGTTCAGTCATGTCTACCTCGAGACGGTCGGGATGATAGTCGTCTCCATACCCCAGCCGTTCCAGTAACTGATCCTTGTTGAGAGGTCCGTCGGCGTCTTGTAGGATTCGAAACAGCGTGAACTGCCTCGTCTTGAGTCCGTCAAGGCGTGGGTCAGGTGGTGGTGGGGGCGACAATGGTCTAGGTTCTGGCGGGGCCGCTCGTTCTTTCGGTGCGTATCCCAGGCGATCAAGGAGCTGGCCGGCTGCCCCACGTACTGACTTGAGGGACTTCACGAGGTCTGTAGAACCGCCGGTGTCACCAAATCGTTCGACGGCGTGAACGAAGTCGAGTCCGTGTCTAATCACGGCATCCTCAGGATCGCGACGTCGCGATGGGGCAGCGGATGACTTGGATTTTGGTGCTGAGTCAATGACCGCGTCGGGTGCGAGAACCTGTACCTGAGCCTCCGTAAAACTGCCCTTTTCGCCGCCCTGGATGAGGTTGATGAGTTGCTCGGCCTTGTCCTGGTCGTTCTGTTCGGCGCATAGTCCGGCGACAACCGCGCGAACCGCCTGGGTTGGCACGAAGCCTCTAGTCGTCTCTTCGGCGAGCTTGTCAACCAGCGACTGTCGGTGCGCCGGCGGGCATCGGCGACGGATGATAGCCACGGCGTCTCTGGTTAGTTGGTCTTCACTGAGTGCTGTCTGAAGCGCCGGTGGCACGTCGTCGGGGTCAACATAGGCATCCGAAATGCGTCGACTGACCCACATGGCAGACTTGCCCACCAGCAGAGCTAGTTCACGGGTGCTGCCCGGTTCAAACCCTGGGGGTCTACCGCCCTTAGGGTTTTTGTAACGCGATGTTACAGGAACCTCCAACATTGGAAGTTCCCCCTGGCGACGAAGGTCACGTAGGTGAACCAGCGCGTTGGAGGCATCCCTGTCGCCCAACTCGTTGTGCTGAAGGTTTTCGATGACCTGCCGCAGGAACCGTTGTGCCGGCGTAAGGCCAGTAACACGCAGAACGGGCACCGTCTTGAGTCCGGCCTTGAGAGCACCGCGCCATCGCAGTTCGCCCGTCACGATGATATTGTCGCCGTTAACCTCAATCGGTTTGATAACGCCGCGCCCCGGGGTGATAGTTTCCAGCCGCGTGATGCTGGCGGCCATGTCGTTGATCTCTTCCTCGCTGATGTCCCTGCGTGGCTGGTTGGGGTCAGGTTTAAGAGACTTAGGACTGACGTACTCGATGACAACAGGAGACTGACCGTCAGGTTTCTCGTTGACGACAGGAACGTCGGGCTTAACCATACTACTCACTCCTCTTAGGTTCTAGGATGGCGCACAGGTTATCCAGCGCCTGCCGTACTGCCGGCCGGCTGCCAAATTGAGACACATACTCCGATGCCAGCAGGGTGAAGGCCTCGAGCGCGAAGGCGAACGATAGCAGTTCCGTCGGCTGGGCCAGCTTCTCGTCACGCTCGATGTAACGCGCCAGCAGACACGTGACCTGAGCGAGCGTCAGGTGAGGGTTCTGAGCGGCCACGAGATTGATGGCGTCGAGGTATGAGTAGTGTCCGAGGTGGGCGACGCGAAGGAGACGTGGATCAATCCACTCGACGAGACCGTTAGACCCGGGTTTGTTCTTGGTCATAGACTTTCCTCTCTCTTCAGCCGATTTCGTCCTCTCCAAGGGAGGCGATGGTGCCCGAGATCGGCCAACCCCGGGCACCGACTGCGTGACGAGGAGAGGTAGTCATCGTCTGATCTACTGTACCCAGGTCTCCAACACTGAAGACGCTGGACCGAGCGAATCGTTGCATGATCATCGCTTGCTCTTTCGTTGACGCCGGCCAGCAGGACAGCGTGGTCGTTTGTGTGGTTCTGGGGTCGGGCAGGACATGATATCAGGTCGTGGTATCGCCCCAGCTCGTGCGCAGTTGGGCTTGCCACAAATAAGACCTTCCAGACCGGATGCGAACACTCTCGTTTTCCTGGTCTTTGCCTTCAGTGGCTCACGACAAACAGCACAGACAGGTCCCTCCGGAAGTTTGACCTCGGGCTCAACCCCGGGTGTCGTTTGATTGGCCATTTATTGTGACCTCGATTGGCGATTCTGGTATTATTCCTTTGGCGTGGCCCAGCGACAGTTACCCGGCTCGTAATCGCCATCGTTGTCGGGATAACGGTCAATGGTCATGCCCTCTGGTCGTTCGCCCATGTCGGCCAAGAAGTTCTCGAAGACCTTCCAGCGTTCACAGACCCTGATTCCCCTGCCACCGTAGTATTTGTTATTTAGGTCGCGACAACGACTAAGCATGCTGCGCCAAGTGTAGTAGGTCGGTTGCGGACGAGGTTGACCACCACGACGCTTGGCCTCTAGCCAAGCAGCGGCAGCATACACAGCGGCTTCTCTTGATTCTCTGTTAACGGGACTTGTGGTCATTGAGAACCTCTTTATGATCACACCCGCGGGGATACCCCTTGAATTACCAGATTTTGATTCTGTGCGCCGTTCACGTCTGGAAAAGCATCCTTCTCTAGATACGGGTGCACACTTCGACAGAAAAGCGTCGCTCGGCGTCATCCTTGTGCCCCAGATATGTTCTCGGGCGTCACCAGTACAGGGTCGCCAACATGCACGGACACGCCGACGAGCTTCTTGCTCTGCGTCATGATGTCAACCGCCACGATCAGTCGGTGTCTGCGGATCGGCGCGGTCCACTTGCGCAGTCGGGCGGCTTGCTGGCGATGGGCGACGTTGACGTATTTCTTACGCTTGGAATAGTCTGGCTGGAGGTCAAGTCTCTCTTGGCAACCACATGCACAGTACTTTTTACGTCTTCCTTTTGGCATGAGTCATACCCTCCTCACTTTTTACCATACCCATATTGTGAGGTTAACCAGTTGTAGATAGCACATAGGCGTTGAATTAGGAGGTCCAGAATCTACGCCACGGCATCTTCAGCGGCGCCCTGGTAGGATGCCACGTGGTGGCATGTAAGGTGCCCCTGCGTGAGACGAGACTGGCGCGCAAAAGAGAGCTGAGGGGCCGTCTCCTTGCTAACCCTCGCGGCTGCGAGTAGGATGAGGATGTCAAGGTGCAGTATGACAGCTAGGCGACGAGCCGCGCGGCCGCCTGATCCTCGGCCTTTCGGGCACAGCGTGATCCGCCTGCCACGCCGGAAGGCGGAGGAGTGAGGGGCAATAGAAATGCATGATATCGTGACGAACGCCCTCCCGCTTGGAGGGGGCGTGGTGGTCGGAGGAGTCATAACCCTCGTCAGTTCATGGGTTTTCTACTGTAGGACTGCCAAGGATCTGGAGCGTGAGGCGGCGAAGCTCAGAAGGCAGAACACACTGATGCTGCGTGTTATGGAAGAAGGCGGGTTAGCCGAATTGAATCAAGACGAATCCGGCGAATTCACCGGTATCATTTTCAAAGGAGGCGCGTGCCTGAAGGGTCGCGCGTCCCTGAGGGCCTCGGGGACGGTGGTTGAGGGCCAGCGGTCGTCAGTGGGAGCACCGGATCAAAGCATCGGCAATCAGAATGGCTGAACTAAAGACCAACGTCCTCTACTATGGCGACAACCTAGACATTCTGCGGAATCACATCCCGCACGAATCGGTAGACCTTATCTACCTTGACCCACCGTTTAACTCCAACCGCTCGTACAACGTGCTCTTCCGCGAATCCGGCGGTGCGAGCAGCGAGGCGCAGATCGAGGCGTTTGAGGACACCTGGCGGTGGGGACCGACGGCGCAGGGAGCCTACGAGGAGGTTATGACGGGGCCGCATCAGCAGGTGGCGCGGACGCTGCGAGCGATGGTGGACGGCCTGGGCCACAATGACGTCACCGCCTACCTGAGCATGATGGCCATCCGCCTGGTGGAGTTATACCGGGTGCTGAAGCCTACCGGCTCGATGTACCTGCACTGCGACCCGACAGCCGGACCGTACCTGCGGGTGCTTATGGACAGTATTTTCGAGGTCAAACGCTTCCGTAACGAAATCGTCTGGAAGCGCACCCACGCACACAGCGGAGCCAATCGTTTCGGTGCCGTCCACGACACGATCCTGATGTATGGAAAGTCCGAACAGGGGACTTGGAACATTCAGACAACCGCATACAGCGCACAATATTCCGAGACATTCTTCCGGTTCGCCGACGATGATGGGCGACGGTATCGCTCGACCATCCTCACCGGTTCCGGGATTCGACACGGGGCATCCGGGGAGCCGTGGCGCGGGATTGACCCGACCGCATCGGGCCGCCACTGGGCGATTCCCGGATATGTGCGACCGCTTCTCGGCGATGCCGCAGATGCTGATGTGCAGGGTGCTCTTGACCGTCTTGATTCGATAGGTCGCATCCTCTGGCCGTCCAAAGCTGGCGGAATCCCCTCGTTCAAGCAATACATCGATGACATGGCGGGCACGCAGATCAACGATGTCTGGACCGATATACCGCCCATCTCGGCACAAGCTAAGGAGCGACTGGGTTATCCCACTCAGAAGCCCCTTGCGCTCTTGGAGCGCGTCATCACCGCATCGTCGAACCCCGGCGACGTCGTGCTCGACCCGTTCTGCGGCTGCGGTACCGCTGTGCACGCCGCCCAGAAGCTCGGCCGCTGCTGGATCGGCATCGACGTCACCTATCTGGCCATCAACCTCATCGAGCGCCGCATGACCGACGCCTTCCCAGGCCTGGCAGTGGAGGTAGAGGGGGCTCCGAAGGACTTCGCTAGCGCCCGCGATCTGGCCCACCGCGACAAGTGGCAGTTCCAGTGGTGGGCGCTGACTAGACTAGACGCGCAGCCAGTTGCGGGAAAGAAAAAGGGCTCGGACAAGGGCATCGACGGTGTCATCCCCTTCTTTGCCGGTCCCAAGGAGGACTATAAACGAGTGATCGTCTCGGTGAAGGGCGGCGAACACGTCAACGTGGTGATGGTGCGCGACCTGAAGGGTGTCCTAGAACGCGAGAAGGAGTCCATCGGCATTCTCCTGACACTCGCGCCGCCCACCAAGGACATGGTCACGGAAGCAGCGGCGTCGGGATTGTATAACAGTGAGTTCTGGGGTCGTAAGTTTCCGCGGCTCCAAATCATGACAATTGAGGAAATGCTCGGCGGCAAGAAGCCAGACATGCCCTGGGGCAAAGTCCCGTTCGCCAAGGCACCGACGGAAAAAGAGAGGGGCGAGCAGGAGACTCTACTATGAAAGGCTGGCTCCTCGTCCTGACCCTCGTCAACCTCCTCTTAGCCAACGCCATCGTCTGGTTCGTGATAGCGATGGGGTGGCCTAAGTGAGACATCCTTTCCAACCCCCGCCGGCTGCGCGTAGGATGAGGCCAGAATGGCAGATATCATAGTCCCGTGGCGCAAGCGACCCGTAGCGTGTGCCGATTGCGGGTACTTGTGCTACCACCGTGCTGGGAAGCTGGGGGAAGTGCCGCCGAGCGTGCGCAGAGGGGGCGAAGAGCACGGCTGGGAGTACTTGGAGAATGTCGACTGCTTCAAGCACGCCTCCGACGTGTTCGGCGAGACCGGCGTACCGATGTTGGGGAAGCCTGACCGGTTCGGCCAGGACAGTGTCGATCATGCCGCCGTTCGAGCCGCACTGGCCAAGAAGCGCGATTGTCGATTCTTCTACCGCTACCGGCCTGGCTACGACGCGTCTCTTCACAGGGACTTGCAGGATCAAGAGCGCCGTGATACGGCCGCCCGCGTCTGGAATTTTGTCTTCGTCCTTCTAGGAGGCGGGTTGGCACTCCTGGGAACAGTGGTTGCTCTCCTCTTAAGGTAAACACGGCGGCTCCTACCGTACGGGGAGGAGGTACTGGCATGAAAGGCTGGCTGCTCGTCCTGACCCTCGTCAACCTGCTCGTCGCTGACGCCACAGTGTGGTTCGTCATCGCCCAGGGCTGGCTGTAGCTTCTTCCCTTGCCAGCTTTCGCGGGTGTGAGTAAGATCAGGTGGCATGGAATCCGCGATGCGCTAAGCATGCATCCATTGGTAAAATCCCTCTCGACGCCCCCGCTTAAGAAGAACGGCGAGGGCGTGACCATCGTGGAGGTAGCGGGGTAGTAGGGTCGGTACGGTGGACACAATTCGACTACAAGAACTGAAAGCACTCGTTCTGGAGCAACTGGAGCAACACCCCGTTCTGAAGGATATCTACTCTCACAGATGGGTGGAGGAACAATTCACGGCGGGACAAACCCGCGGGTTTCACCCAGCCGTTCAGATTCTTCTGGGATTCACGTGCGGCCCGCGACTCGCGGCGGGCATGGAGAAAGCCTGGCTTGCGCTCACCGGCCAGAGGGAACCCGGGGACATACACAGCCGTCGCTCACGGCTCCGTGGCTCCCCTGACCGTTCATGGCGCGACAACCACAGAGACTGGTGGTCATGCATCGCCGAGGTCTACCTGGCAGCCTACCTCGTGACCCAAAGGTACGGCGTCCAACTCTCCAAAGGCGACGGGCCTGACCTCGCTCTGTTCGCCGCACAGGCGGATCCCGTGGGCCACATAGAAGTGCACTCTCCTCGACAGACCTTGGAAGCCAGGGAATTCGACCACCACCTATTTTGGGCCTTGCAGGACAAAGCCCCGCTCAACCTTTCCCTGACCGCGAGATCATCGTGGGCCTCGCTATCCCTCGCTGGCGACAACGCAGTCGCTCTGGCGCGCCGAGTGGCGCAGGTGTACGATACCATCACCCCAGCCACTCCTCTGCCTTTGAAGACATCCCTCACCCTTCCCAACAGCTCCGTCGACGTAGAAATCGGACCCGGCACGGGCAACTCCCCACACTACCCGCGCCAGGCCTCAACCGGCCCCAGCTTCCCCACCGCGCTACTCGAGGACATCATCGCCCGCGCGGAAGACAAGAAACGACAACTGTCGGCCGCTGACCGTTGGGCAGTTTTCGCCGTCGAGGTTGCGGCCTACGACCCGAAGTCCCTGTACATTCACCTGTTTGACACCGCAGCCCTGGACCACGCGGCGTTCCCCGCGGAGCTGCCGGACTACGTTGCTGGCCTCATCATCTGCGCCGTCAGCCTAACGGATGTGGCGCCGCACGCGGCGCTGGGCTTCCCAAACCCGCGCTCACGGTGGGCCCAAGATCCGTCCCTGCTAGAGATGCTGCGCCTCTTCCACCGCCCTCTCCGCCGCAAGGGTCGCACTAGATGATCACCGTCCTTTCCGGCGGCGTGGGGGCCGGGCGCTTCCTCCAGGGGCTCGTCCAGGTGGTGCCCCGTGGACGCGGACAGCAATGAAAGGGTGGCTGACCCTGCTTGTCCTGCTGGTGGCGAACGCCCTGGTGTGGTATATGGTGGTGATGGGGTGGCCTAAGTGAGTGCCAAGGTGGACCGACAGACCAGCTTTGATGCGCTGAGTAGCTAACGACGGGGCAAAGTGGGCCTGCCCTGTGGTCCGTACTCCTGCCGAAAGTGCTCGTTCATGGTCTGCCTCATCAGTGCTGGTTCCCCCAGCAGACCCCGCCCATAGGGGCAGGGTTTCGGCTTACGCGACGCCCTCCATGCCTGCCCCGAGGACGTGCCCCATGAGCGCGGTCTCGGGCTCGGTCGGGACTTCGGCGACAGGCTCGGCGACCGGCGCGGCGGGTGACTTGGCCTTGTGATGGGACCGCTTGACCGACTTGGACTCGGTCTGGCCGGCGCTGGCGATAAGGGCGCGTGTCTTGTCGGCGAGTGAGGAGTGGATGCGCAGGGAATTCGTCGGGTGCGCCGTGGGAGTGACGCCGTCACGCTTGTACGCGTGTGCGGCTGCCAGCATGTTCCGCACGGCTCCGGGACTCGTGTCAAGAGTGTCGGCGAGAGCCTTCACTCGAGCGCTCGTGACCTTGCCGCCGAAGAGATCCACCAGGGTCTTGGCGTCCTCGTCCGACCACGATGTCTCTGTCTCGCGGGTCCTTGGCTTGTCTGTCTTGTTTGCCATTGTCTTTAGCACCTCCTCTCCGGCTAGAATCTAGAGTTCGACTACCTGACGTTGTTGTTTTTCTGGCTGATCTGCTGAATATGGGGCACTGACGGTGAAGTGGGCGGCGTTGTTGGGCTCCCTACTGGGGAGACCGGAGACGGACAGTTCTGGAAATGCACCCCAGTAGACCTCACCCGGTTCTTCGTCTGGACCGTGTTCCCAGTGCCCGTGTGGGTCAATGTGTTTGTGCGAGTGAAGGATAGACCTTATACCTTCGCCCTTAAGTGCGTGCGAGTGCCACCATCGCTTAGGAGGTCCCATCGTCGTCCTCCTTACCGTCTTCGATATGGAACCCGAAGGGTGACCGCATCTTCTCGAGCGCTCCGAAGTGGCCATCGCGAAAGTACTCGTACTCCAACTCCGGGAAGGAATTCCGGAAGATCCGGCGCTCGCCGCAGAGTTTGCAGACGTCCTCGCATGTAGGGCCACAGGGAGTGTCGAGCAACCAGTGGTGGGCGTGGGGACCGATAACCAGAGGAACCGCTGGAACCGTCTTGATGCCTCTGAATTGTCCCGTTTCCGCGCGGTTCATCTGTGATTTTCCCCTTTCACTAAGTACGACGCCGCAGGGGTGTTCTCTGTTACAAGGGTGTGTTTCGGTGCCGGATAAGGCGTCGGCGTCGGATGCTCTAGACCGCTGCTGTTGGGAAGTCGGGCGGTGTAGTGGAGGGTGTCAAACCCTTCCGTTGTCACAGGCGGCGGGGCTGCCCCAACTGCCGCCGCTGCGCTTCACGGCGTAGACGGTGCCCCCTACCGAGTAGATGAGGAGGACGGTGTTGTCAGCCTTGAGGTCGGCGGCAAGCCAGCCCACAGCGGACGCTGTCGTCGTTATCGCTGTGGCTGAGCCGAAGGTAGCGCCGTAGTCGCTGCTCTCCCTCACGTAGATCGTCTTGCCATTGGTACCCACGTAGAAAAGCAGCACCTGGGCCGCTCGACTGGCTAGGGCAACGCCGGCATTGGCGGCGGCCTCCACAAACGTCCAGTTGCTGAAGTTGCTGCCTGGGCCGGGGCTGGTCACCCGCTGGCGATAGAGAGAGCCGCTGTCCACACGGCAGCGGATGAGGGAGCCATCGCCGGGCATGGTGGCGGCATGATAGCTGTCGGCCTCGCTGCCCGAGTACAGGCGCTGCCAGTCCAGGCGACGGATGCCGCCGATCTGGTCGGTGATCTGCACCTTCAGGTAAGGGATGGCGCTGGCACTCTTCTGGGCGGCGAGCAGGGCGGAGG